TTATCAAGATGGCATCTGGTGGGTCTGTGTCTAGCCGTGCGGATGGAATTGCGTCCCGTGGCAAAACGAACTGCAAGATTTGCTAAATGCGGCCTTCTCGCGGGATGGGGGCCATAGCCCCTTCAAAAGTTCCAAGAGTCAGAACCATCAAGAAGAAAGATGGTAATGAGCCAGTATCGCTCTACAAAAAGGGCGGTAGCGTTAAAAAGGGTAAGTAATGGCCTATAAAACCACAGACACGACAGGCTTCAACCTTGACCTGAATAATCTGGTTGAGGAGGCGTTTGAACGCTGTGGTCAGGAGTTGCGCTCGGGTTACGACATGCGTACTGCCCGTAGAAGCTTGAACCTGCTTACAATTGAGTGGGCGAACCGTGGATTGAACCTGTTTACCATTGAGAAGGTAGAGAAGGTTTTGACCTACGACGTAGCTGATTATGACATCCCTGTAGACACCATAGACTTGCTGGATCACGTAGTCCGTACAGGCACTGGGCAGAATCAGACCGACATCAATATCAGCCGGATAAGCGTGTCCACCTACGCGATGATCCCCAACAAGAACGCTAGAGGACGGCCCATTCAGGTGTGGTTCCAGCGTGAGACGGGGGCAACAAACTCGGCCAATGTCGTTCAATACCCCCAAATCCATATCTGGCCCAAGCCTGATAACAGCCAAACCTACACCTTTGTGTACTGGCGGCTACGTAGGATTCAAGATGCTGGGAACGGCATAAATGGGCAGGATGTCCCCTTCCGGTTCATACCCTGCTTGGTGGCTGGGTTAGCATATTACCTGTCCATGAAGCTGCCGGATGTTGACCCCGGACGTAGGGCTGAGTTGAAAATGGACTATGAGCAGCAATATCAGCTTGCAGCGGAGGAAGACCGAGAAAAGGCACCCATCCGGTTCGTCCCCCGGCAGATGTTTATAGGGTAGTAAGTGCCAAATAACTTCTCATCTGGCAAGTTTGCAATCGCAGAATGCGATAGGTGCGGTTTTCGCTATAAGCTGACAGAACTAAAAACTTTGGTTATCAAGACCAAGAATGTGTCAATCAAAGTATGTCCAACCTGCTGGGAGCCAGATCAGCCGCAGCTTTCCCTTGGTCTGTACCCCGTAAATGACCCCCAAGCTGTGCGGGAGCCGCGTCCTGATGTGAGCTATAACTCCTCTGGAACCAGCGGTTTACAGATAGAACCTACTGGGGATGGTACACTAGCCAATGGGTTGCCAGAGTCCGGTAGCCGCATAATTCAGTGGGGTTGGGCACCTGTAGGCGGGGCTTCTGCAAATGATGCTGGGATTACCCCAAACTACCTGACCTCTATGGGGGAAGTGGGCACGGTTATGATTAATGTGGCTTCTTGGAGTACGTCTACAAGTTACAGTTCTTCAGACCCTGTTTCATATAGCGGTGCGTATTATTTGGCAATCAAGGCTAATGTCGGTCATGCCCCTACGGATGTGACTTACTGGACGCCAAACTAGGAGATTAAAATGGACAAGATGGACAAAGCCCAAGACAAAGCCCAAGACAAAGCTATGATTAAAAAAGCTTTTAAGCAGCACGATATGCAAGAGCATAAGGGTGGCAAGGGTACTTCGCTTTCCCTGAAACGTGGTGGGCCTACCTCTGCCAATATGAAAGCAGTTGGGCGCAACATGGCCCGTGCAAACAACCAACGGGGGCGGTAATGAAACAGATGACCGAGAAGTACAAGCAGCCACAGCCCAACAAGAATCCCCCCGGTAAGCAAGAAGATACTGGGTATCCGCAGACGGGTATTAAGACTACCGGTATCAAGATTCGAGGAACTGGCGCGGCGACTAAAGGAACTATGGCCCGTGGGCCGATGGGCTAAACGATGAATTATTCTGACCTGTTCATTACAGTCAAGGGCTACCTTGAGAATGACTTCCCAGATGTTGTCTTCAATGACAGCACTGCGTCCTCATCGACTGCCGCTGCAACTTACACCAGCACTGAACAGGTCAACACGTTCATCACGCAAGCAGAGCAACGGATATACAACACCGTTCAGTTTCCGTCAATTCGCAAAAACGTGACGGGGGCTACTTACTCAGGCAACAAGTACCTATCCTGCCCGTCAGACTTTTTATCCACGTACTCAATGGCGGTAATCAACACCGATGGGTCTTATGCGTTCTTGCTGAATAAGGATGTGAACTTCATCCGTGAGTCCTACCCAACCCCTACTGATACGGGGGTTCCTGCTTACTACGCCTTGTTTGGCCCAGCCACTACAAGCGCAACTCCCCCCGTGCCAACGAACGAGTTGTCGTTTATTTTAGGGCCGACCCCTGACGCAGCGTACTCGGTTGAATTGCACTACTACTACTATCCCGAGAGCATCACAACTGCCTCTAGCGGTCAAACGTGGCTGGGCGACAACATTGATAGCGTCTTGCTATATGGCTCGTTGGTTGAGGGGTACACTTTTATGAAAGGTGAGCCTGACGTTATTGGGTTCTACGAGAAGAAGTACCAAGATGCCCTGATGTTGGCTAAACGTCTTGGGGACGGGCTGGAGAGGCAAGATGCCTACCGTTCTGGGCAAGCTAGGATACCTGTCAAATGATTACGCAAGGTCTGACCACATCCTTCAAACAGCAGCTTTTTACGGCTACCCATGACTTCACGCCATCAACGGGGGATACGTTCAAGATCGCGTTGTACCTGCCTACAGCTACGATTGGTGATGACACAACTGTCTACACAGCTACTGGAGAAATCACAGGTACTAACTATACTGCTGGCGGTATTACTCTGACTACGATTGCGCCAACCACCACCGGCACTACGTCCTACGTTTCGTTTCAACCAGCAACCTACACAAACCTGACTGCTGTAAACATTGCCGGTGCGTTGATCTACAACAGCACGAAGGGCAACAAGACTGTTTGTGTACTGAACTTTGGATCAGCTAAGACCAGCACGGCGATTAACTTTGTCGTTACGTTCCCAACGGCTTCTGCCGTAACTGCAATTATTAGATTCCCTTAAGGAGTTTTTATGTCAAACGAAAAAGCAAAATCCACAGACACTGTGTCTAGTGGGCTTGTTTGTGGCACGAAGTCCGGTGAGAGCGCATTGGCTTTGGGTCAGTTTAACTTTGAGTGTATTGGTGCTGACGGCAAAGTGAAGTGGACTGATAGCATCCCTAATCTGGTTGTCAACGTGGGGCTTGCTTACATGGCGGGATCGGCCCTGACTTCAGTAGCCCAGATCACGACTTGGTACATTGGTCTGTATGGTGCTGGTGCGTCAAACAATCCTGCTGCTGCGGATACGATGTCCTCACACGCTGGATGGACTGAGGTGGTTCCCTATAGCAATGCTACGCGGGTAGCTGCTACCTTTGTCACGGCAACCACCGCCAACCCTTCTGTTGCAACTAACTCTGCGTCTCCAGCGGCGTTCTCTATTAATGCCACCTCTACAGTGGGTGGTGCGTTCCTGACTAGCGGCAGCGCAAAAAGCGGCACAGCGGGTACTTTGTTCTCGGCTTCTGACTTCACCTCTCCGGGTGATAGGTCTGTGGTTTCTGGTGATACGCTTAACGTAACGTATACGTTGAGTCTGGCGGGGTAGTGTGTTTGGAATCTCGTCATTTGCGGCTTCGCCGTTTGCTTCTCTTGCTGGGAGTGCGTTTAACTCAGCAGTAAGTGAGACGGCGACTGCAACTGACGCGGTTAGTTCGTTACAGACGTTTGCAAGCACGATAGCAGAGACGGCAACAGCAACGGATGCAGTTGGTTCACTTGAAATTTTCTACAGCGTTTTAAGTGAGACATCTACTGCAACAGATGCAACAAGCAGCAAACAGACGTTTATAAGTACGGCAAGTGAGACTGGTACGGCAACGGATGCGGTTGGTAGTTTGCAGACGTTTATAAGTGCATTGGCAGAGACGGCAACTGCAACTGCCGCACCTGTTGGTTACATTAGTTTCCCTGTAAGTATTGCAGAGACAGGTACAGCAACAGATAGTACGGTTGGGTATATAGCGTTCCCAGCAAGTATTGCAGAGACAGGTACGGCAACAGACGCGGTTTCAAGTGTCCCAATATATTTGTGTCTGGTGGCAGAAACTGCAACAGCAACGGATGTACTTACTTCTTCGTTTGTATTCTTTGGGAATGTTAGCGAGGTAGCGACAGCGACAGATGCGGTGTTTGGTAGAACGATATACCTGTCATCTGTAACGGAGACAGCGACAGCGACAGATGCGATTTTAAGCGGGTTCCTTTGGAACATTATTGATGACGCGCAGACTCCTAACTGGGTATTGATTACTAGCACTCAGACTCCGGGCTGGGGTGCAATAGATAACACGCAAACCCCGAATTGGACTGTAATAGGAACGGTGAACTAAATGGCTTTAGTTATCGCAGATAGAGTCAAAGACTCCACGACTACCACTGGCACAGGCACCGTCACTCTTAGTGGAACTGCACCTACGGGGTTCCAGAACTTCTCAGTCATTGGTAACGGGAACACGACTTACTACACCATTGCTGGGCAGGGAACTTCTGAGTGGGAAGTGGGGATTGGCACATACACCTCCTCGGGTACTACCCTTGCGCGTACTACGGTTCTTGCCTCCTCCAACTCAGGTGCGGCTGTCAACTTTAGTGCTGGAACAAAAGACGTATTTGTCACCTACCCGTCTGAGTACGCAACCTTTACTGGCAGTGGGCAAGCTATTGTCTTGAACAACGCCACGGCTTCTGTAAGCTACACAGTAAACAGTGGTTATAACGGGATGTCCGTTGGGCCTATAACAATAGCAAGCGGTGTAACAATTACCGTGTCCAGCGGTCAACGCTGGGTTGTGCTTTAGGGGAATAAAATGGCTTCTACATATTCAACC